TAAAGGCAAATAAAACAATAATTGGTCAAGCTCTGGATCATAGTCCGTCATCACATTCATGATATAGTAGTTCATGAACTCTTGGACTCTATCTGCCTGTGTTTCTGTCTCAGCAGTGCGCATACCAATAATTTGCGTTTTTACTGGTCCTTTTGCTGGTAACAATTCCTTGTATGCCTGAGCTTGGAACTGTGTGACTGCCTCAGCCAAAATAGGGTGAATTACGCCACTAGAACCTTGGAATGGTTGTGAGCGTGACTCATCAAATTTCATACCTAAATATTGCAGACCATCAGTATATGTTTTTTCCCATTCTGATCTGGATTCCAAATCATTTTTAATGGAATCAATTAATTCACTTGATAATTTACTTAAATCTGTAGGTTCTAAATTTTCTGCTAAATTTGCATGAAAATCATCATTAACAGCAACTTCTTCTTCATTTAGTTCATCTTCTGTAAATACGCCTTCTTCAGAAACTAAAATACTGGCTGCTTCTTGTATGGCTTCTTCTCTGGTTTGCTCTGGTATTACTTCAATTTCACTGCCAGTTTCAATAATATCTGGGTCATCTTCTGTACCTAAAACTCTTTCAACTACCATAATAATTCCTAATGTAATACTGTATTTTCATCTTTTTCCAGTAATGTAAGATACAATTCATGTTCATGTATTGCTTCTAATGGTCCTTCTAATATCAAACCTTGTATATCACATAAAAATTGCGCTTTTCGTTCTGTTTCAGCAAAAATACGCGGTCCTGCATATTCTTTATCTTCATAAGTAAATGATGTAAGCCAAATCTTCATACTAATAATATACTGTTCTGTTCTTTTTTAACAATTTTACTTCATCTCTATAGTCTGCATCTAGGGATAAAAACCCACCTTGTCTAAATCTCATGAGCGCCATAGTCATGCTATCAACGTAGTCATCATGGTCACCATAAGGAAATGAAGCACATTCTTCTCTGACTTCATCAGCGAATGTTTCATCTGGCAACCACACCATTCCTGACTCAAATATTGGCGCAACACTATTCATTCTTGCTACTTTATCCTGTCCTCTTGATGGTGTATATGCTGTCACAGGTATGCCCATACGTCTTAATTCTTGTGTTAATGGTGTTCCTGATGCTTTTGCTTCTATTAAAACACAATCTGGCTCCCAATATTTGTATTCATCCCATGCTAATCTTTTGAGTTCAGGAAAGTCAGCTCTGACTCTTTTGGCATCCAATAAAATAATATTTGGTTGTCCATCGTCATCATGCTCGAAAATTGCCCAAGTCGTGATTGCAGAATAGTCAGCAGTTTCCTTTTTAGAAAAAGCGGTATCATAACTTTGTATAACATAATTATAGGCAGGAACTTTCTCGCCTTCCCAATTTTGCCACCACTCACGTTTGACGATACTTCCTTCCTCAGCAGTAGGATTTTGCATCCATTGCGCATTCCATTTGGCAACTGGCAGGGATGCCTTGACACCCAATAATTCTTCTTTTTTCCAAAATTCACTCCACAAAGGATTGTCAGTTTCTGGCATTATTGCGGGAAATTCAATCACTTCCCACTTATCTGCATGGTCATCACCTTGTTTTTTTAGCAATCTTCCTACTAAATCTTTGGTACTCCATCGTGTCATTACTATAATTATGGTGCCACCCGGCTGTAATCGCTGTCTTGGACCTGATGTATACCATTCATAAGCTGAATCCATTGCTTTTGGACTCAAAGCATCTTGTTCTGAATGTGGATCATCAATAATCAATAAATCAGCACCCCGACCTGTAATTGCACCACCTACGCCAGCATAAAACGACTCGCCATCTTGATTTGTTGTCCATCTTCCAGCTGATTTGTTATCTGCTTGCAATTTTAAATCAGGAAAAATCTTCTGAAATTCTTGGCTATCAATCAAATTTCTAACTTTACGACCAAAACGTACAGCCAATTCAGCTGTATGAGTACATTGAATTATCTTTAATGCACCATTTAATCCCATCATCCAAGCTGGTAAATAGGTACTGGCAAATTCTGATTTTGAGTGTCTGGGTGGTAAACAAACAATTAATCGTTTTAATTTGCCTTTTGAAATACGATTAAATTTATTTGCAATTATTTTATGATGCCTACCTAAAACAAAAGTATCACCCCACATATGTTGTACAAAAGATAAAAAATCTTTATGACATTTTTGCTGATTATCAATTTGTTCATAACGATTCAGTAAAGAGATAGTTTCATCTTTCTCTGACTGAGAAAGTATGTCAAAATCTTTTAGAGATACATTATTCATAATTAAAAATCAGGCGTGGTAGCTAGATAGTGATAATGGTGGTACTACCACGCCCTAAGCAGTAATGGAGAACCGCCTAGGTACAGTATAAATGAATACTCACACTTCATACCATTCTTTTCCTTGAAATAATAAAGATTCAGCTTCACGCCTTCTTATCAAACCATCTAAAACTTTTCCGCCAGCCTTATTCCAGCGTTTAAATTGTGCTGGTATTTCATCGTATTTTTCTAGGTTTAATAGCTTCAAAAGTGTAGATTCGGATAAGTTTTTTGGTCCTAAATTGAAAGTGAAGGCTACAACCGCAGAAAATTGACTAGGTGTAAGCTCTACTGTAACCAAATCGTTGACATAATCTTCAAATTCAACTAAATCCTCAGCTAAAATGGATTCTGCTTCTGCTTGTGTGCAACTATCACCATCTTTTACACCAGCAGTATGTCCATAACCAATTGTAGGTACATTTGCAGAGCAACGATAGCTTTCTGTACGACAACCTTCAAATTTTTTGATTAATTCAATACCTTCTTGACTAATTTTCATCTTTTTCTCCATTATTTTGGGTAACTTTCCGATAATAAACAGTTATTTCAAGTAATTCATTGATATATCGTTTCAATTCTTGCATGTTATACGCCATTAACTCGTAATCTGGTACACTCATGGCGAAAAAAACGAGCTGTCCTTGTTCTTTTTCTACTTTTGCTAAAAATTCATCTATATTTGACTTAGATACGACATACCAATGCGGTTCTTTAAGATCTATTTCCCTTGGCATAATTGGTTGAACAATAACCCTTTCAACTGGCTTAGTTATTATTGTAACTTCTGGCTCTTTTTTAGGGAGTATTCTTTGGTACAGGCTGCAACTGCAAACCATCGTCAAGACTATCGAGTACCCTAGAATCTTCTTCAATGCTGTCAAATACATCTTTAGTTCCTTTATTTACTCTTGTTTCAATTAAACTAGGTTTTGCAGCAGCTAATTTTGTTAAACTGTGCCTTCTAAAAACATCTAAATAATTGTTCATTTCCTTTTGTATTTCATTACTGCGTTTCTGTATTTCTAAAAGACCTTCTGTTTGTTCGCTAAAATCTTCTTGTAATCTTACTATGGTTTCAGCTTGTTCTTTGTCTCTTAACTCAAATGCTTGATTTAATGATTTTAATTTACCATTTTCATTCCAAAGATAATAACCTCCAAGAGACATAATTAAAATAACTCCAATTAATATTTTGCTCATTTTTATTTTCTACTCTTGTGTGTAATAATTCTAGTAACTTTAACATATTTTTGTAATTTTTTACAACTTTAATCATATTGATTAACTGTAATTGTTTTATTGCAAGTACCAGTGCAATCCAATGTTACTGTGTAATTCTGGTTTGTTGATCCTGACTGTGTGGCATTGACTGTATAACTGCCCTGTTTAACCAAAATATTGCCGACATGAGTGCCATTACCACTTTGCGTTAAATTCACTGTATTATTATCAGACGAGTTATTTTTAAATTCTATATCTCCATCTTTAGCGCCACTGCCTGACTGCGTGATAGTTGCATCGTTATTATTGCAATTACCACAGGATTTTATGTAAGCGTTATGGTTTCCTGTTCCAGATTGTGTGATTGTCCAATCAGAGTAATCGCCAAAAGCATACATCTTGGCATAGAAATCATCCCCTGTTTGACTGATGATATAGTTATTGTTATCACCGCCCATATATATCTCAGCGTAATCATCATTCCCTATCTGGGTAATGGTTGTGACATTATTACTGTAATCCAAATCAAGGTAAGCAGTATTATTATCTCCTTCCTGCTGAATCGTATATTCATTATTTGAATGATTAGTAAACTGTGAATAGGCTTTTGCAAGGTTTCCATCCCCAGTCTGGTCTATATCAATATCGGCATTGGTGCATAAATGAGTATCAAAAGTACCATTAGACAGTCCACACCATACTTTCGTGATGTTACCTGAGCCTATTTGATCTATTATAATCTCAGTACCACTGCCTTTGGTTCTAACTTCAACAGTATTATCTGCTGCACACAAAGGAAGGCTAATTAGACTGATTAATAGTAATCGAACTATCGCCACCGCCATTGATTGTTGCCCTTATTTGTTTACCTGCTGTTAAAATATCGAGGTTATAAGCTCCTTCTTTATCCAGTTCTAAATCAACTGTATTCTCAACCTGCCTGAAAATGGTTAATATTTCACCTTCCACAAAGGTATAAGTCTGATTATTCTGGTCAAATCCTGCCAATATACCTTCCAATTGCACACCATCCAACTCACTGACTTCTTTTTTATCTTTACTGACATCTTCGATGACATCCAATAAATCAGCAAGAAAATCCACATTTAACAGGTCTATATCTAAACGATTGACTTCATCTAGCTCATTTTCATCCAATTCATTCTCATCCAGCTCAGTTTCTTCCAGTAAATCAACATCCAGTATATTGGAAGCTGTAGCACTTTGTTCTTCCACAGCTCTTTCAATCTCATCTGGTGGGTTAACAATCAATAAATTATCAATAAAATCAAGGGTTAAATTGGTCAGAACCACTGGTTTTGTTGGCATGGATTCGCCCATACTGACCATCGTTGCCTGAAAAGGCTCATTTAACACAACAGTACCTGCCAATGAATTAACAGTTATTTCACCAGAAGAAGTACCATCTGCATCAGGTAGCAAGATAACCAGACTTCTGCCTATCTCATCCACTGTAATTGTGAAATCGGTTCCCCGGATTCCAATAGTAGCTGAGTTTGTCCGTATGACTATGTTTTCTTTTCTAATCTTTTTAAGTTTACCAGTAATAAATCTGCCTGTTCCCTTAATAACATTAAGTGCCAGTTCTGATTTTTCAGGATCTGGGTCAAATACAAATTTATCGATAATAACTTTAGAATGTTCAGTAAGCCGAATAACAGATTCATCAATAAATTGAATAGCAATACGACCATTACCAGTCCTAACATCATCATTGCTAAAAATATCAAGAGCAAGCTCTGCCAGTAACCTATCTTGCTGATTACTTCGTATAATCTCGCCATTACCTCTAAATTCCGAAATAGCTCCTATATCTGCGTGAGCAATAATAGGTAGAAATATTAACAGCCACTTGTGCATTGATCTATATCAATCGTGCCACTTGTTGTTGTTGATGTAATATTCACGATACCACTGGTACTTCCACCACTATTTGTTTGGTCAATATCAATATTATTGCTATTACCTGTGATAGAAGCAGTAATGGAATGATCTGCATTACCTGTTTGGGTAGTGTCAATATCATTGCCATCCCCACTTACTGTCCAGTTATTAATACAACCCACAACTTCACAGGTGGCATTAATGTTGTTTGAAGTTCCTGTTACCGCAAAATCCTGATTACCACCTGTTGCAGTGGCTGCTGCTCCTTGCGTCATCACAAGAACATTACTGTCTCCTGTGGCTGCATAATCAAAATCCGTACCTGCTATATCTCCAGTAGCACCACCAGCAAGGGTAGTGACATTGCTATCGCCTGTCGTATTGACTGTAAAACTGCTGTTATTGGCTTGCACAGCACTTGCTGCAAGCGTATTGCTATCGCCTACTTGGTCAATATCAACAGTGACTGTCGTTCCAGTAAACGTAGCTCTGGCTTGTGCAGATCCTACAGTATTACTGTTACCAATCTGGTCTATATTCATCGTCAATCCTGTTCCAGATTGGGTAATATATATCAAGTTATTTGCACCAAAAGTAATACTTGCAGTACAAGCTAAAACCAAGAGTACAAAAGATGACACTCCCATAATAATAAAACGCCTCATATCACTCCTCCTTCTTGATATCCCATACATCTCTATCAATTCCTTGTTTAATTAATGCGTAAACTGCTGTTTCTATGGCAGAT